ATGAAAATCTATAAAGTTGAATCATTCGTCAGAGGCGACATATTCGACGACTACGTCGGAGCTGACCGTGAGAAAGCCATCGCCGAAATGGAGAGCGTGTGGGGACACTGGACGCGCACAGAGCAGATGAAGAACTCCGTGCAGGTCGAAGAGTTCGAGCTTAACATCAAAGACCCTTCAAATATCGATGAAATCGAGGACGCCCTTGAAGAGCTGATGAACTCGAACTCATACGGCTATGACGTTATCGCCGAGCGAAGCTGGGAGAAGCGAGAAGCTGAATGCAGAAACGCCGAGGATGAAGAAGATGAGTGACGAGAAGCGCAAGACGCACACTTCGACAGAGGTTAAGCGCCGTTATAACCAAAAAACCTATAGCCAATTTGTTGTGAGCGTAAAAAAAGAAACGGCCGCAAAATTTCGAGCTAAATGTGACGCTGAGGGCATCGCCTACTCACAGGTCTTTAAAAAGGCAATCGATGAATTTTTAAGCGAATAATAACATCAACAGCTCCGCCGCGCGCGGGGCTGCTTGTTTTGAAATTTTTAAAAAAACTTCGAAGAAAAGTATTGACATACTTATAAGAGTATGATATAATTTAGACAGTGGAAGAGGACAGAGTCGAACAGAAAGGACGAAAAAAATGACACTCTATCATAACGCAGACATAAACGACCTTGAAGCTATTTGCAGAGACGGGCTCGTCTCGCTCGATGTTTCAAAAAACGATAAGTGGGAAGAAGGCCATCGCGCCGACAACCGCACTGATATCTTTTTTGCCCGACGGCTTCTCAAAATTCCTTCGTCAACTTCGGCGCAGCTCTTATAGTGGTTGACGTTGACGATGCTGAAAAGTCTGAACTCGCCGAAAATGACAGAGGTCGAGGCAAGTACGATGAGTACACCGTCAACTCGGTTTCCGCCGACAATATCGTAAAAATCCTGATTCCGAAGATTTTTAAAGACCTCATTTTCTCTCGCACGACCTTCTCCGACAATGTTCTCGAGAAGATTGAATGGTGCGATATGAGCGCCGAAATTCTGCGCGACGTAATTCCAAACCGCACTGACCGTTTCGGCATCGGGACAAGCGTTTATTCCGCAGCGACCGCCGAAGAGCTTGCTTCGCTCGTTAAGATGGGAAAGATTTTTTTTGCGAGTTCCTACTGTTATTTTCGCGGACTCTCGGAGTCCGGCGAGATTATTGACTTTTATAATGTCAAATATTTTTAATCTAAAAACTGAAAAAGCCGGGCAAGGGAATCCCCCTGCCCGGTAATTTTTATTTAATGCCGAAAAGTTTAAGTATTGCCACGACGAGCGCCTCGCCGTAGAGCCCGATAAGATTCAAGAGGTTGTAAAGAATAGCTGTTATCATTCCTCTTCCCCCTTGTCCTCTATGGCCGTGCCCTGCTCGTGAAGATATTTATCCGCCGTCTGTGCCGCTTCGGTGAAGCTGTTATTTTTCCAGTATGCCGAAATTCCGACGAGAACCGAGAAGATAACGCTCACGATTGTGTACAGCTCGTTATAGTCGCTCGGTATCGGTGCCTTGCCAGCCGCAGAGAGCGCCATATTGACGAGCGAGATAATCAGCAGGATTCCTCTGACCCACGTTCCGACCTTGACATTGCCGATGTTTGCAAATATGTCTTTGATTTTTGCCATTTGATAGCCTCCTAAAATATGTTTTTTATACCCTGAGCGGCGAGGAAATCCCGCTGCTCATGCTTTGTTTTTTTCGCGAAGTTTAAAGCATCGCGCATATCGCCGTTACAGTGCGCGTCGGGTATTCTCTGTACCGCGCGGGCGGTCGCTTCGCCCAGGGCGAGGGCTGCGTTGCTCGTCAAGAGCAGATTTTTCTCAAACTCTCTGCGATTTTCGTCGCGATTCTGTCGTTCGCGCTCGAGCTTTTGCTCTTGCTTCTCGCGGACGGCGGCGAGCTTCTCTTCCTGTGCTATCCGTGCCGCTTCTTTTTTGGCGATTTTGTGTTCTAAAAGCCAGAACAAAAAGCCGACGATGCCGACGGTCAACGCCGAAGGTACGCCGCAGAGAGCGGCGATTTGTCCAGCGGTCATCCTACTACCTCCAAATACTTGACGGCAACCCAGCTCGCGATATCCGTCAGAAGAGCTTCCCGAACTCCGCCGTTTTTCTGAATTTTGCCGACAGTATGTGTCCTTGTCAACTGAGTGTTCGGTACTATCGAACCACGTGCCGCCGTGAGTCCGCCGTAAGTCGCTCCCGGCTGAATAGTGACCGTCGAGCCGACCGTTATTTTTGCAGGCGACTGCAAAACAGTTAAATCGGAGACATAGACCCATGAGCTAATCTCTTTGAGCAGTGCTCGGCTTCCGCTGACGATCTTGACCGTGTGTTTCTTGAGCTTAACCCACGCGGGTATTCTTTCACCCGTTGCGTACTTGTTGCCCTTTATCTTGACGATATTCCCCGCTCTGACGGTTGCCGCAGGCTTGTCCTCGCTCGGCTTGACTGCCGGAGCGGACTTTTTCTTTATGCTGTAGAAATCGGCGACGGCCTTGACGATAGCTTCCGCACACTGTCTCTGTCCTGCGGAGGTCTCGACGTGCTTTCTGTCGCTTGCGGTGTCGATAAATACGGTCTCAATAAGCAGAGACTCACATTTACAGGATCGGACAAAACCGAAGTAGTCCGTGCCGTTTGCAGGATTGATTTTGACCTTGGCGCCTCTGTCGCGGATGCCGAAAGTCTTTGCAATGCTCTTGCTGATTGCTCCGGCGAGCTTTTTGCCGGACGCGCTCTTGTGCTTGTAATAGACCTCCGAGCCTGTGCCGCCTGCGGCGTTGAGGTGGATTTCCATCGCCAAATCATAGCCGTGCTTGTTGACGTGGGCTATTCGCTCGGTGAGATAGAGCGTCGCGTCGTAGTTGACTACGTCAGCTTTGCAATCGTAGCCCTTGAAGATTTCGCCTATGTACTTGCCTATTTCGCGCCCTATCATAAATTCCTGATAGTTTCCACCGAGAGCGCCGCTGTCGTAGCCCCCTCGCGCCGATTTGCCGTGCCCTATCGATATGCAGATATTCATATCATTAACCTCCTGTTATTCGTCATACTTTGTCAATATGCGCTCAAGCTCCGCGCCGTATTTTTTGCGCTGCCCTTTTGGGATATACGACGCTACCGCGAGCAAGTCCGCCCTGACCTCGGCCGCTTCGATTATCTTAGCTGTCGATTTTTCGACGATGTTATTAACTTCACTGATTTTCATTGACCGCGCCTCCTATCTGATGTAGTGCCGCCTCTAACTGCTCCGCCGTCGCTTCGTCCGTTTGCGGCTGCTCCGTCCACACCTGCGTTATTTCTGTTTCCGTCTCCGTCCATGAGCCGACATAGCTCTTCCCGTCAGACGGGCAGTCGGTTAAAATTATCGGCTTATAGCCGTACTGCAAAAGCAATGCGGGGTCGTTTGTAAACACGTCGCCGTCCGCCGTTTTTATCGGTCGCGGCGCTCCTCTGAGCTCGCCGTCTATAAGTTTTCCGTATATCATTTAATCACCCCCATGTGAAAGAGCCTGTGCCTTGATTATAGAAAGGTTTTTGAGAAACAAAATCAAACATACATGGTACGCCCTCTGTATCAAGGCAAGGCTGAAAGTCTCTTACAAGGTTGTCTTGACTGTAAATTTTGCAAGAATAAACTTTTGCATATGCGCCAGAACCGCTAACATTTTGCGCTTTAAACAAAAGCATAGGTACAGTGGAAGAAAAGTCAGATATTGTAACTTCACTGATGAAAGAAATCGTGCCATCTTCGAGCATAAATTCCATTTTTGTACCAGAAAGCTCTGCAGTATAAACAGTACGTGACTTAATGCCATAATAAGTTATGGCTTGTTGCATCCCATCCATCCGAAACAAGAACCTACCATTCGATCTGGAATCAATATAAGTAGTAAATTGGTCATTTGAGTCTGAATTAGTTCGTGAGCCGATTAAACTCGAATACCCCCAATCATAAATCATAAATTTTATAATTACTTTTGTATCCTGGGAAGGTGTTATTTCGGTATTTATCCACTGCGTGCTCGAGGACTGCAAATAATCGACTGCGGTATAGCCTTCGGGTAGTCCGCTCTGCGTCTCCGCCTCTTGCCGTATAAATCTGCGCCTGTTCATGTGCCCTCACCGACCTTCTGAGCCGCCAGAACCTTGTCCTTGAAGCTGAGTTCCCACGTCTCGCCGTTTTTGAAATCGGGCGCTGTGCCGATATATTTGGTATCAGCGGGAAGTGTGACGGTGATATTGCCGCTCTCGGCAAAGGTCAGGCGCATCCAGCACTCGAAGTCGCCCGTCGGGTATGCCAAGGTCAATGTCGTGACATCGGTGAGGCGGTATTCGGTGTTGTCGGCGAGGGTTATGTTTGTGCCTGTGGCGACTTGCGCAGATACTGCTCGGGGCGTATAGCCGAGTGCAGCGATAACATTGGCTTTTGTCACATTTGCGTCCGAGCCGGGGTCTCCCTTGTCGCCTTTGTCGCCCTTCAGGCCGACATCTGAGCCGTTATATTGAAGTTTGCCGTTGGCGTCAGAGAGCTTGTCAAGCGTGCTTTTGTTATTGTGGCTGTGGGAGTTTGGAACAAGCTCGTCGAGAGCATCTCCGACATTGTCGACGTTCGGCATCGCGTTATTGGAATATTCAATAGCATTCGCGGGCATTTGTGTCATGGAGAACGTGGTACCGTCTCTTTTGTCAATGTTTGCAACGAGCAAATATACGTCATAAAAAGCTTCGAAGAAATAGCCTAATACGGGCGTCGCATAAACGAGCGACAAGACGTATTTAGTTGTTTGGCCGTCTTGAGCGACTGTAAGAACTATGTTTTTATCCGCGTTAAACGCCGCGTCGATTTGTTCGACTGTTGCGCTGCAAGATGTGACCGTATAATTATCGCCATTAGCTTCGACCGTCATTTTGATGACGAAGTCGCCCGCTCCACCGCCACCGCCTATTGCCTGACCGTCATAGGTCGGCTTGCCGTCGGTTTCGGCGAACTTATCAAGCACCGACTTATTTTCATGCGTATGCCTCGCGGCGGTGTTAAGAGCTATCTCGGCGGCAAGACTGTGTGAGAGCCGCTCTGTACCGTCGGGGATTGACACCTTAGTCGTGCCCGTTATCATTGGAGCATAGCCGACTATCTCGCCCGCTCTGAATGCGACGAGCTGTGCCGCCATGTTTCCGGGTTCTGGCACGATATCGCTCGTGATTTTGACAGTCACATAGCCGTCCGCAGGAGTCAGAAGCTCGGTTTGCAAATACTCGCCGACAGTCGATTCGAAATAAACGCGATAGCTGTCGGCGCCTTCGAGCTCAGCGGGAACGGGTAGAGAGAGCTCCGTGAAGTTGTTCTCCGCTCGATATCCAACGTCATACCCGCGTGGGCGAGCATAGTCAACCGTTATCTTTCTTGTCTGCATCTTTTTCCGCCTCCCCATTCTCGCCCTCCACGGGCGTTTTTTCGAGCGCTGAGAGCATATCGGATAACAGCTCGATTTTGCCGCAGACTTTAGCGAGCTCGAGCTTGTTGACTTCGAGCTGCTGCATTATCTGCGAATTGTTCTGCTGTAGAGCTTCACCCTGCGCTCTAAGCTCCGCGAGCTTTTGATTTATTTCTGATTTTGTCATATATCCTCCTTCTTATACGAAAGCGAGTTTTCGGTCGTTATAATAAAGATAACCGTCTTCGCCGCAGGACAAGACCGAGCTAAATGACGAACCTTGAATCGTCAAGCGTCCACCGCCTACGCTGTTTTGGTAGACTTCAAGACGTGCCAATCTTTTGCTTGCATAATTGTTTACCTCCAAAAAGGCAGTAGGCTGTTCGCTACCGTCCATCGTGCTGTCAATTCCGGCTCCAAAAGCCGCATGAAACTCCATATTATCTCGCTTCCTGTAGTGTCTTAAGCCTGTTGCCTCGTCTTTTAACTGTTCGTTCGTTTTAATTACGCGGCGAACGTGCGTGACATCTGATTCTACTACCAAAAAGTCGGTGTCCCAGTTATAGCCGGTGCAATTATCGCCCGACGTTCCGATTCGAAGTCCTTTAGAGCTCATGTTTCCAAGCGAAAACGTCGGAATAACTATATTAGCGTACCAGCTGCCGCCCAAGCCCGAGGTCATTAACGACGAGCGAAGTGTCATATATTTATACCCGTTTTCGCTTCCCGAGCCTGCTCCTTGATAAAGGTCAACTACTCCGCCGGACAAGTCGGCTTTATACCCTTCGTCATTGACGATTGACAGAGAGCCGCCGTTGAGGTTAATGTCGCCGCCGGTGATGTTGATATCAGAGGCTTCGATGTGACCGGATTCGAGATTAAAAGAGAACTGACCGTTTACCGATTGCATTATTCCGGCTTTTATGATATTAGCCGTCAATGTTCCGGTGTCAACAAAGTCGGCGACGATGTGCCCGTCCTGCGTGACTGCTGTCCTGTATGGTCCGGAGTAGCCTGTAGACGAATAGCCCAGACCGGACAAATTCCACCGCCATATTTTTGTTGCCGTTTCGGCGGATGGTGTGTTCATAATCAAAAGCTCTTGCGGATTCTCGGACGGATTAAGCCTGACATATCCGCCGCTGTTCCCGGTTATCGCCGCAGTGGCGTCGGCTATCGCCTTCTCGTATGCGGCAGTTATCTCCGACTTGCTCGAGATCGCTAAGCTTTTTGCGTCGGCGGCTTCCTGCACCGTCTGACGGATGACGTCCGCAAAATTCGCACGCGGCGAGCCGAGCTCTATCGAGGTGTACCGTTCGCGCAAGACATCGTAAGTCGTCTTGATTACCTTTGCCTTAATGTCGATATCCAGGTCTTTGTGATAGATTTTTACAGTGTCGCAAAGGTTGACCGCTTCGAGTGCCGAGAAGCTCGCATATTCCGGCGACTGAGACAAGTCTACGAAAGACACGGTCATGGACACGCTCGGGGAGTTGATGTCATTTTTTGAGACATAGGCCGAGACGGCCGAGTCAAGCTTCGCCTGCGTGATTTCGCCGCCCGAAAAATCGGACGAAAAGTCACGTATCAGCGTTTTAGCGTTTATACCGCTTGAATTGGTCACTGACACATAGCTTTTTAAATCGACGTCGTCATTTTTTACATAGCCATATATGCCTGTGTATGCGCTATCAATATCGATTTCGCATTTCAAGTCGGTCATGTTTCGGCCGTATGAAATTCTGACTCCGCGATCCTGTCCGCGTGATTTGTGTAATTTTATTGTGTAATTGTCAAATTCGTATTCGCCGCCGTAGACGTCAAGGACGGAGCCGGACACTCCGCCGAGCGCAGCGCGCGCCGAAACATTGGTCAGTGCGATTGACGACAACAGAGTGATATCGGTCGTCGCCACGGAAAAGCCTGTGTCCTTGCCGAGCTGATTCTTTGCGGCGGTCAATATGGCGTTGATAGCGACCTGCGCGTTGCCAGATGCCGAAACGGTCGGCACCGGATAGCCCGAAAGGGCATAGCTGACGTGGTCGCAACTGACCGCGAACATTCCGTTTATAGGCTTTGACACTTTTCTGATATGGAAAAGCTGATTGTCGCCCGTCGAGTTCGGCTTTGCTTTTATATAGCGGTCGATAACCAAATCAGCCGCATAAGTTCCGAGCATTGGATATTGAAGCTCAAGCTCATATATACCGTTTCGCTCTTCTGTGCAGCGGCAGCTGATTGCTTCGGCGAGCCAGCCTATCTTAGTTTTTGCGTCCTGCTTCAATAAAATCGGTATCATAAGCGCCTCCAGTGAGGGATGATTTCAACCTTTGAAACTGTGCCCGTCCATGAAACCGTGTTGTCACCCGGAACGAGCTCCGGGAACGTGTCGAAATTCGCGCGGTCGGACTTGCCGCTGGCGCCTGTGTAAACCATTTGCAGATCGCTGTCGCACTCGATATAGCTGCCAATGTTTAAAAACGGAAAGGCTTGACCGCCAATCGAGAGCGTGATGTTTCCACTGCCGTATATTTTGATGTATGGCAGCGCGGAATACGCCGTCGGATTTGTAATTTGACCTGCTGCCGTCAACGTTGTTTTCGTATCGCCGGAGGTCAGAAAGCGAAACGGTTTGCAGCTGAAAACGAGCTTTGCCGTTCCGAAATTTAATATTTGCTCATCCCAGTCCTGCCCGCTCGTGCAGACCGCCATACGATAGCAGTCTGCATCGGAGCTGTCGGCGAGTTTCGCATATAACGGCGCTCCAAAAAGGCACTCGGCGATAGCATCACGGTTCGCCGAAATATCCTTACAGCCTACGGTGTAGGTGATTTCGACGTTTTCGAGCTCGTCAATGTTCGAGTTTACGATCAGCATTCCGGCACGGCCGGGAATCTTCTGCAAATCGTAAGGCCGAGCCGGGGTCTTGTTGATTGTCGCCTTTTCAACGATAAGACCGAGGTCGCTCGATTTTTTGGAATTGAAAGTGAAAGTTTTAGGCATAGGCCCGCTCCTTCCTGCGCATTTCGTCGTAGATTTCCTCGGCGATGCGCGAAGCGAGAGCCCTCACATCGCCCCCGCCGTCTGCGGCGTTTATGGTGACATTAAAGTTATAGACTTTATTGCCGCCGCTGATTGCCGCCTGCGCTCGGCGCGCCGTGAAATTCCCGGTTGCGTTGATATCGACGTCCATCGGTATGGAGTCGGTCATTCTCTTAGCGACGTCGCGCATAGTAGTCTCGAAGCCGACGCCGACGCCGAGAGCCATATTCTTACCGATTTGGTCGCGGAACACCGTGGACGGCGAATGAATGCCGAGCACCACTTTCAAGGCGTCAGTAACGGCCGAGCCGAGAGACCTGATCTTTCGGATAAGCCAGTCGCGCATATTCTGAATACCGTTCCACAGACCCTCAAGAAGATTCTTGCCGATGCCGGCGAATACGGTAGACGGCGAGTGAATGCCAAAAAGATTTTTCAAGCCGTCGATCATCGCTCTGCCGACTTTTTTAATCGCATCGACGACAAGTCCCCTGTTATCCCACAGGCCTTTGACAAGGCCGCCGATTAACTGCGCTGCCGCCGTGATAAGCTTCGGAGCGTTCGCAAGCAGTCCGGCTGAAAGCTCTATCACGATTTTTATAGCTGAGTTGATGATTTTCGAAAGATTGTCATCTCGCAAAAGAGCATTAACGAGCGAGTCAACCAGCGTGAACGCCGCGTTTATGATTTTGTCAAGATTGTCGGCGAGCGCTTCAACGAGAACGACGACTAAAGTGACCGCCGCCTGCATTATCGGGTCGAGGTTGGCGACGATGCCGTCGACCAACGTAAAGACCACATCGACCGCGCCCGAGAGAATCGGCGCGAGATTTGCGACGAGGCCGTCGAGCAGAGAGTTGACCATTTGAGCGCCCGTTGTCAGCAGCAGCGGCGCCTGCTCGAGAATGGCATTGACGACCTGCTGAACTATCGGAGCCGCGTTCCTGATGACCGCCTGAACGGAGTTGAGTAGGTTCATTATCATCGGCGCCAAGTCGGCTTCGCTGTTTCCGAGATTCTCTTTTAAAGTTTGAAGCGCCGACTTCGCCATACCGATTGAGCCGGTCAGCGTTTCCTCAGCTTCGCGCGCGAAGTTGCCTGCATACTGCTCTGTTTTTTCAAAAAACATCTGCATGGCAAGCTCGGCTTTTTCGGCGTTCGACGCTTTATTCCATACGAAATTAATGCCCTTGCCGGCAGCATATGCCTGCAAGGTCGTCGCATTCATGGCCACGCCGAGGTTGTCCATCATTGTAAAGTTGCCTTTAGCTGCTCCGGCGATTGAGTCGAGAGCCATCTTGGTGTCAATGCCCATAATCGACGCGACATCAGTGGCTCGCTGCATGGCCTTAGTCGTCAGCTCGAGGCTTCGCTGCTGCGACAGTCCGGAGCCTTGGAACAGTGAGCCCATGACGTTGGCTGTTGCAAGGTATTCACTTTGAGCGACGCCCATGTTTTTATAAGCTTCGCGGCTTTTTTCAACGAGCGAATCTGCGTATTGTCCGAAAACAGCCTCCGAGCCGCCGAGGTTCTGCTCGAGCTCGCCGAAAGCGGATACGGAATCTTTTACAAAATCCACAACGCCTTTTGCGATGCTTTTGCAGGCCGAGGCGACTTTTTTCAAGCCGCCGACAATGACATCACTGATTACATTTGCCTTGATAAGGTCGCCAAACTTTACGCTCTTTTTCCCGGCTTTTTCGAGACTCTCTCCGGCATCGTCGGTATTTCGCTTAAAAATGCTTAATTTTTCCTTGACCTCGGTAAGCTTGTCTCTCAACTTCCCGAAAATATTTATTTTATCCTTGAATTTATCGATCTTGTCGCGGACATCATTTAGACCATCCGCCATGTGTTCAAGCACACCTTTCGGACCCGCCTCTTTTTCAAGCTTGTCCCAGGATTCGCCCAAATCGTCAACTTTTTTTGCAGTCTCCGCGAGGTCTGCTTTCGCATAGTTTAACTTTATCTGCCACTCTCGGACAGCCTCGGAGTTTGCACCGAATTTTTGTGTTGCAGTTTCAAGTGCGGCTTGGATAATTCTAATTTTGTCGCGTTGCTCAGCCATCGTCCGACTCAGCGTCGAATATTGCGAAGTACAAAATCCGAGTTCGTTCTTGTTCTGCTCAAATTCTCGTGTGTTTTTCTTCGCTTCTGAACGCAAAAGTCTCAAGCTATTATTAACATCTGCAATTGCTTTTTTAAAATCGGCTTCGCCGTCAAGTGTAATCTTCGGTCCGATTCTGTTTTTGCTACTCATCGTCCACCTCCTCCTTTTTGGTCAAACCGTGCCAAATACAATAATTATCAAACAAACTCGCGAGCTGCCGTAGGGTCAGCCGCCAAGCCTGCGCAAAAGGAAAGCCGAGTAATGCCGTTGCTCTGAAAATCCAGAGGTCAACATCGACGATTACTCGGCTGCTGTGTTTTTTGTTTCTGCTAAACCCTCCGCCGCTGCGACTGCGTCAACGGCGGCATTCAGCTCGTCATCCTCGGGCAGCCCCTCAGCGGTCGGAAGCGACACGCCGAACGTCTGCATTAAAACGTCGGTGTATGCCTTGATGTTATTGATGTCAATTTTTCTGCCGACGAACCCCTCCGTAACGTGCTCAAGCTTGTCGTCGTGGTCGTCGTTGTAAGCGTCAATGGCGTCGTTAATCAGAACCGCAAGAATCCACTTCAATTCCCGCACTTCGCCCGAAGCGTCAAAGACGTTTTCGAGATCGCCGTACTTTTCCTGAAACTTCTCAATGCAATTAAGAGTCAGGGCAATGTCATATGTTCTGCCGCCGATAGTCAACGGCGTTCTTCTCTCTTTTGTTTCGCATATAATCGCTTTCATAAAAATGCGCGGGCGAGTTTCCCCGCCCGCTCCTCCTTTTTGGTTTATGTGTCGGAGACCGTGATTCCGACCTTGGTTTTAAGCGCGGCGATCGCCTCGGCGGCGGTGGTGTAATAGGTCTTGGTGCGCCACGCTCCGGACTTGTCAGCTACCGCCTTACCCTCTATACTCGAAGTATTAAAGGTGATACTGTCGCCCTTAGTCGTATGAGTTTCGCTCGGGAGCGAAAACTTAACCTTGTGGACGAAATACATTAAGTATTTTCTCACGCCGTCGACAACCTCAA